CTAAGAACCATTTCATTGAAGGTATCTTCATGCAATCTGAAGCAAAGAATAGAAATGGACGTATTTACCCTAAACCAGTAATGGAAAAGGCAGTAAACAAGTACGTCAAAGAACAGGTTTCCAAGAACAGAGCGGTCGGTGAATTGAATCACCCTGAAGGACCAACTGTTAACTTGGATAAAGTTTCTCACAAGATTACCGAACTAAATTGGAAAGGTAATGATGTAGTGGGAAAGGCACAAATTTTGGATACTCCAATGGGCAATATTGTAAAAGGATTGCTTGATGGTGGTGTTCAACTAGGCGTGTCAACTCGTGGTATGGGTAGCCTTGAGGAAAGAAACGGCACTATGTTCGTCAAAGACGACTTCATTCTTAATACGGTTGATATCGTACAAGATCCATCAGCTCCAACAGCTTTTGTAAATGGAATTATGGAAGGCGTTGAGTGGGTCTGGAATAATGGTGTTATTGAACCTCAAGTAATTGAACAAATGGAGACTGAAATTAAAAAAGCTCCACGGACGGATCTCTATGAGGTCCAAACTCGTGAGTTTAAGAATTTCCTCTCGTTACTGAAAACAACTCAATATTAAGGAGTCAAACATGAGTGATCAAGTAGAAGATCAAGATGTTGAGCTCGACGAGATCGAAATCGAAGAAGCTCAAACTCACGATCCAAAAAATGCTGAAGCTCAGTCAGTAGCAGCAACTGCGAAAGCAGCAGACGCTACTAAAAAAGCCCCTGCTCGCAAGGGTGACAAAAGCAACAGCCAACCGTCTGAATTAAAACCTGCTGGCAAGGCAATGAAGGCCGAAGACGTAGAATTTGATGGAGACTTTAGTGAAGACCTGAATGCGCTTGTAGAATCTGAAGCTACATTGAGCGATGAGTTCAAAGCTAAAACTGCAGTAATTTTTGAAGCAGCGGTTAAAACAAAACTTTCTGAAGAGATCAATCGTCTTGAAACGGAATATGCTGAGCAATTGGCAGAAGAAGTTGAAAGCACGAAAGCTGATCTTGTTGAGAAAGTTGATAGCTACCTCAACTATGTTGTTGAGCAGTGGATGGAAGACAATAAAGTTGCAATCCAAACTGGTCTACGTACCGAGATTGCAGAAGGCTTCATGGGCAAGTTGAAAGACCTGTTCGTAGAGTCTTATATTGAAGTTCCTGAGTCCAAAGTTGACCTAGTTGATGAGCTGGCAAGTGCTAACGAAGATCTGGAAGCCCAGGTTAACGAAGCAACAGCTAATGCTATGAAACTTGCAGAAGAGCTAGAGTCTTACAAGCGTACAGCGGTTATCCGTGAAGCGTCAAAAGACTTGGCAGAAACTCAAGTTGAAAAGCTAACATCACTTGCAGATTCGATTGATTTTGTAAGCGAAGAATCTTTTGCTAAAAAAGTTGCTACGCTAAAAGAATCGTATTTTGCAAAGAAAACAACTGAGTCTATCGTAGAAGATACTGATGAATCTGCTGATGAAGTAGAAGTATCTCCAATGATGGAACAGTACCTAAAAGCAATTAGAAAAGCAAATAAGTAAGGAGATCCTAAAAATGGATTCATATGATCGTCTCGTAGAGAAATGGTCTCCAGTCCTTAACGAGGAAGCCGGCGGCAAGATTATCGACAACCATCGTAAGTCTGTTACTGCTGTCGTTCTGGAGAACACAGAAAAAGCACTTCGTGAGCAGGGCGAGCAAGCTCAAATGTTCACTGAAGACGCAGCAGCAAACAACACATCTGTTGCTGCAAACTGGAACCCAGTACTGATCTCACTAGTACGTCGCGCAATGCCAAACATGATGGCATATGACGTATGTGGTGTTCAGCCAATGTCAGGCCCAACAGGCTTGATCTTCGCTATGAAGTCAAAGTATCGCACAACTCGTGCCGGTGCAACTTCTGGCGATGAAGCACTATTCAACGAAGCAATCTCAGGCTTTGCTGGTGACTCTTCTGCAACACAAAGTGCAGACGGTTCAGGTCTCGGCGGCTTGGCAAATGTTGACTCTGCAGGTGCAGTACCAACATTTGGTGGTGGTATGTCTACAGCAAACGCAGAACAGTTGGGAACAACTGGTGAGTCTGCATTCGCTGAAATGGGCTTCACCATTGAAAAAGCGACTGTGACTGCGAAGTCACGTGCGTTGAAAGCAGAGTACACACTTGAGTTGGCTCAAGACTTGAAAGCGATCCACGGGTTGGACGCTGAGACAGAATTGGCAAACATTCTGTCAACAGAGATCTTGGCTGAGATTAACCGTGAGGTTATCCGTACAATCAACTCTCGTGCGAAGACTGGTTTCACAACTTCAAACGCAACAAAATCTGGTATCTTTGATTTCCAAACAGATGCAGATGGTCGTTGGTCAGCAGAGAAGTTCAAAGGCCTAGTGGTCCAAATCGACCGCGAAGCAAACCAAATCGCAAAAGACACACGTAGAGGAAAAGGTAACATCGTTATCTGTTCTTCAGACGTAGCATCTGCACTTTCTGCTTCTGGCATGTTGGATTACACTCCTGCAATGTCTACAGCTCTGAACGTAGATGACACAGGTAACACTTTTGCAGGTACTTTGAACGGCCGTATGCGCGTCTACATTGACCCATATGCAACTGCAGACTACATCACTGTAGGTTATAAGGGTTCTAACCCATATGACGCAGGTCTATTCTACTGCCCATACGTACCACTAACAATGGTTCGTGCAGTTGGTGAGAACGACTTCCAGCCACGTATCGGGTTCAAAACTCGTTATGGCATGG